AAAATGGTCTTCCCGAGAACAAACTTGCTCTTGCAAGATGTGATAATTTCTATTATAATTTCTTCACTTATGAGAACAGCACTTGGGGTGGAACTGTATTCACGAATGTTGAGACCGCATCCAAAACTGATGCTGACTTTTTGAGAGGTCGTTCTTATGAATTTCCTTTCTTTGAAAATGCTGGATGGCACTTCACATTCTTTGGTGGCATCAAACAAATTCAAGATAAGTTAAATTCTTATGCACATCAAGAGTTTAATACCTATGAAGTGAATAATCAACGAAGCATTCGAGATGCAGTTCAATCTCAAACAGATATTCTAAAAAGAACGCACGAGAATAAAAAGTTTCACAGATATAGTTTCACAAATTTCCCAGAAGATTTTAGAAATCTTATCACTCAAATATTTTCAGAGGAGTTTTATACAATGCCAACCACAGATGAAGTCATTACAAAACCAGAGTATCTTCATAATAATATGCCACCTTTGCTAGAGGCATCTTTGAATCCTGATGGTACTGGTGGTACAGAGATTATGGGTCGTGCTTGGCAGGATTATGTTCTTCCTGCAGCACCAGACCTTGCTGATTGGCATTGGTGTGTGATTCCTGGCGATAATGTAATTGCCCCTGACAACTCTAATATTGTTTGGTTGCATCCTCATCATATGGAAGAGGGTCTTGAGCAACTGATGGACAAACAATTCCAGAAACACTTCAAGGCATATGTCTTTGTTTCTGATTGGCAGTATGAAAGATTTATGGAAAGATTCCAACTTCCAATGGAGAAATGTTATGTTCTTAAGAATGCCACTCAACCATTTGAGAAGCACGAAAAACCAAATGGTAAGTTGCAGTTGATGTTCCATCCAAATCCTATTCGTGGTCTAGACCTTCTTCTAGAAGCAATTAAACTGATTCCAGAAGAAGACTTTGACCTTCATATCTTCCACGAACTTGATCCTGATGAACGCAAGAAACAACATCTTGAAGGTATTCAAACTTATGAATACTCTCACGTTGGACCACAAGAGGAAGCATTTCTTCGTTATTGTTTGAGACTTGCACAAGAAGATAAGAGAGTTGTTCGTCATACACGCACGAATAACTCTAAAGTGAGAGAGCAACTGATGAAGACTCATATCTTCGCATATCCATCATACTTTATGGAGACTTCTTGTATCTGTATGATTGAGGCATTGTGTGCAGGGTGCTCTGTTCTTTCGAGTAATCTTGCGGCACTTCCTGAAACGGGTCTTGGTTTTGCACATCAGTATGGTTTTATTCCCGACCGACAAAAGCATATTGAACGGTTTGCAAGAGAACTGAAGAGAACGATTACCGAGTATCGTGAAGGTAAGTTTGATAATACTCAACAAGTTGAAGTGTGCAATAAATATTATAGTTGGAACACACGAATTGAACAGTGGGTTCAATTTTCAAAAGAATTATGGAGGAAAAATTAAAAATGGAAACAAAAACTGTAACCCTTAATTTACCATTAATGCATCTTTATCATATGGTTTATGATGGAGCTAATTGTGAATACACGATTGATGATATCAGACAAATGCTTGAAGAATATGGACCAGAACATCAAATTGAAGCAACAATTATAGTTCCAGAACCACCTCCATACAGTGTAGAGAATGATATTGCTGCTCATGAAGCAAGAATTACTAACAATCAAAATCAGATCACACAACTTCAAGAACATCTAACAACTCTTGAAGTGGACACTGAAGAATACAATCAGATTCAAGAACAAATTACTGCTCTTGATGCAGATATTCAGCAATGTCAAGATCATATCGCATCATTATCCAATGGTGAAGTATGATCTCTTTCATTTAACTCAAGAGGATAATCAACAAGTTGGTGGACCGATTCAAGATGATGAAGCTTTATTCTTATACTCATTGATAAAAGGTATGAGAATTAAAACTGTATTTGAAATTGGTGGATTATTCGGATACTCTGCAAAAAACTTTTTAGAAGCAGTTGGAGAAGATGGTTTTGTATTTACTTGTGATATAAATCCAGTTCCTATACTTGAAAAAAATCACATATTTTTACATAAAAATGCTTTAGATATTACTAAAGATGACTTTGATGGAAAAACAATAGAACTTATGTTTTTTGATTGCCATGATTATGATGTTCAAATGAAAGTATTTGAAAATTTTTCTGAACATAATATTATTAATGATGATACTGTGCTAGTATTTCATGATACAAACACTCATCCTCAAAAGTTTTTTGATTTTGCTTATGAGACTGAAGAGGGTTGGATACATCAAACTGCCGAAAGAAGAATGGTAAATACTTTGCATGATCGAGGTTGGAATCCATTTTGCCTTCATACAAAACATTCTAAACATTCCCCAAAATTTCCTTTTAGACATGGAATTACCGTTATGACAAAGTTTAAAAAATTTATAAATTAATGAATATAGATTGACAAATCTGTTCAATGGTGCTAAACTGGATGAATATGAAGTTTCTTAATTTTATGAAAATTGACCGTGAAATTTTAAATGAATTAACAGGACTTCAAGAAGATGTTGCTTCTTCATTTACTGATGAGAATATGATGAGTGGAGAAACTTATTGGACAGTTGTTGAAAGTTTGGCGACTGCTAAGTTAGCAGAACTACAAGGAAAAATTGTTTCTGATTTTTCTTGAAAATTTATACACTTTTAATATTACTTTAATAATAAAAACATGGTTGATAATTTTGTAAAACTTTCAATAGAAAATGGTGGAAGCATACACCCATTAATAATTTCTAATAAGCATTTGAAAGGACCATCCCTAACAAATCCTTCTATTTACAATGATAATGGAAAAATACTTGTAAATTTAAGAAACATTAATTATACTCTTTACCATTCTGAAAAGAAAAAATTTGAACATCAATGGGGTCCATTAGTATACATTCATCCAGAAAATGATATTCGTCTTAGGACATGGAATATTGTTTGTGAAATGGATGAAAATATGCGAATTAAAAAATATAGTCACATTGATACATCTAAACATCCAGATAAAGAATTGTGGGAATTTGTCGGGCTTGAAGATGTTCGTCTATTCAGATGGGATGGAAAACTTTATACTTGCGGTGTAAGGAGAGACCTTGATACCATAGGGACTGGTAGGATGGAATTATGTGAAATTGAAATTACTGATACTGGTGTAAAGGAGTTGAGTCAATATCGTATGCCCGCTCCAGGTGATGATAAAGAATATTGTAATAAAAATTGGATGCCTATCTTAGATATGCCATATCATTTTGTGAAATGGACGAATGGTACTAATATTGTTTATTATGATATTAAAAATGGAACAACAGAATCAGTAATTCAAAAAGAATGGAAAGATCTTGGATGCATAGATCTTAGGGGTGGATCTCAAATAATTCCTTTTGGTGATTATAGAATTTGTTTAACACATGAAACATTTTTATATCAAAGTGCTGCTGGAAGAAAGGATGGTGATTATAAACATAGATTTATTGTTTGGGATAAAGATTGGAATATTGTAAAAGTTTCAAAAAGATTTTCTTTTATGAATGCAGAGATTGAATTTGCAGTTGGTATGTGTGAATATAAAAATGATTATTTAATTACTTTTGGATTTCAAGATAATGCTGCTTATCTATTAAAAGTTCCTAAAAAGTATGTGAAGGATTTTATTTATGGTGAATAAATTTAGTAAACCAAAAACAAATAATAAGGTATCAATTATATGTGCATGTAAGAATAGATACTCTGCTTTAAAAATTTCTTTAAATTCTTGGTTAAATTTTGATCAAGTTTTTGAAATTATTATTGTTGATTGGAATTCTTCAAAATCTATCAACGAATTGACATACATTGATAAAAGAATTAAAATTGTGAGAGTTGAAAATGAAAATTATTTTAATCAACCTCAACCATTAAATCTTGCTTCTAAGATAGCAACTTGTGATTATCTATTAAAGTTAGATACTGATTATATTTTAAATCCATATTATAATTTTTTCAATCAATATAAGATAGATGAAAATACTTTTGTGTATGGACCAACAAATATAGAAGATAAGATAATAGAAAGTAGTCCATATTTTAAATATCTTAGAGGTCTTTTATATATTAAAAGACATATTTTCGAAGAAGTTGGTGGATATAATGAAAATCTTGGAAAATATTATGCTTGGGAGGATGATGAATTAGTTTCAAGACTTTATATGTATGGATTAAAATCAAAATCTATACAGTATGATCATACAGTCTTTCATATTCCACATTCAGATAAAAAAAGATTTGAAAATTTTGAAGGTGACAAAGAATATGAAAAAAAAGTCATAGAAGAAATGTCCAAATATTATTCTGGTGATGAATTAAAATATCAATTCGAATATATAATTTCTCAGTACCACATATCTAGAAACATGCAAGATTTTCCAAAACCAGATAATTATTTTATTGAATCTAAGGTAAATTGGAAAATAACACAACAAAATGATCAATACTATTTTGCAGAAAAATTATGAATAAGTTAGAAAATTTTTCATCAGTATATTACATGACACTTGAAGAAAGTGTTGACAGACAAAAAAATATTCAAACTCAATTTCAGAAATATGATGTTAACCCTATACCAATAGTTTCTAAAAGATATTCTGAAAGTTTAGATATAGTAAAAAGTAATTATCTAGAGACGATGGATCCTGGCACAATTGGATGTGCTGTATCTCATCTTAAAGCAATTAAAAAATGGTATGAAGAAACTGATGAAACTTATGCTTTCTTTTGTGAAGATGATTTAAGTTTAGAAACGATTAATTATTGGAATTTTACTTGGGAAGAATTCATTGAGTCTATTCCTGAGGATGCTGATTGTGTTCAATTATTACGTTTACGTGAAGATGGAAATTTTTCAGATTTTGGATTTAGAAAAAGAGAATGGAATGATTGGTCTGTAACTGCATATATTATTACCAGAGAATACGCTTCAAAAATTATTTCCAATCATTGTATTAATGATGAATATCATTTAGATATAAAAGGTCAAGATTGTATGCCCCTTGTGGAATACATTATATTTAATTATGGAATTACTTATAGTGTACCATTATTTGTTGAAGATACTAATTTTAAAAGTACTTTTTCAAAATCATTAGATCATAATCAAGAGTTACATGCTAGTACACATTTAACTTCACATGAAGTTGTGTTGGACTGGTGGAAAAATAATGGAAAAAATTTATCAATAAAAGATCTCTTTGTTTTAAGATCTAGAAATAAAAAAATTGTAGATTATTTTCCTTTCTTTGCTCCAACTTGTAGAGAAATGTTAAAGTTAAGACTTAACATGTTAAAAGATTATGTTGATGAATTTATAATTTGTGAATCTAATAAAACTCAAAGTGGAATTCCGATTCAGTATGAACTTAGGAGAATATTAAAAGAATTAAATTTAGTTGATTATAATATTAGAATTATAGATTTAGATATACCAGATGATGAAAATTTAGAAATTCAAGATATTGATTATAATAATTGTTATGATAATAATTCATCTAACTTAAATTCTGTTAGATCTAGAGTAAGAGAAAGGATGCAAAAGGATGCTTTACTTAGTGTCATTCATGAATATTCTGATGACACTGTATTCATTCATAGTGATATTGATGAAATTATTTCTCCATCTATTGTTGATTATATCAGTAGCGTAGCTAGACAAAATTTAGATTCAGTAATTAGAGTACCTTTAATTCATCTAGAAGGTAGAGCTGATATGAGAGTTTATTTAAAGGATTCGGACGAACCTAAGGAATGGACAGGAATGTTTGTTACTACCAAACTTCATTTAAATAAAGCAACTCCAACACAAATCAGATCAAATGTCTTTAATCCATTCCCAATTGTATTTTTAACTGAGAATGGTTCTATTCTTAAAGATCTTGGGTGGCATTTTTCTTGGATGGGTAATTCTGATATTAGAAATATAAAATGCAAATCTTTCACTCACTATGACGATAAATTTTCATATCTGACTGCTTCCAAATATTCTGGAAATGATATGAAAGAATTTCAAAAAAAATTAAAGTTTGAAGATGGGCAGATTCCACCTTCAGGCGATAAAAACATGGTTCTTAGGTATTATCCTGTTGAAAGGTTGCCAAAAGAAGTTTTTATATTTGATGATGTTAGAGAGTTTTTATTGCCTAGTGAGTCTGAAAATGAAACATTACAAGATCCACATCAAAAAACAGAAATAGAAAAATTATTAATAAACTATGCTTTGGATACTGAAAATGCTGAAAATAATTTCAGTTTAGGATTTTGGTATGAAAATCAAGGTCATACAGCTCCTGCTGTTTCATATTATTTGAGATGTGCCGAAAGATCTGAAGATAAAGATTTAGCTTATGAAGCATTAATCAGAGCTTCTCAATGTTACTCTAAACAAGGAACAAGGGATCTTAGTTCTAAGTGTCTTTTGCAACAGGCATTGAGTTTGTGTCCTAAAAGACCAGAATCTTATTTTTTATTAAGTTTGTTTTCTAGAATTAGATCTTGTTGGACTGATTGTTATAATTTTGCAGATATGGGTTTAATTTTTTCAGATTTTGATTCAAAGCAATTAAGAACTGATGTTGGATATCCTGGAAAATATGGATTATTATATGAAAAAGCAGTTTCTGGATGGTGGTGGGGTAGAGTAAATGAAACAAAAAATATATTGATAGATATTAAAAATAATCATCATATAGATTATGAATATGATAAAAAAATAAATGAATTCTCAAAACAAATAGGAGTAGAAATTTAAAAAATGAACTTTACAGTATATTCTAAAAATGAATGTCCATATTGCACAAAAATTAAACAAGTGTTAGAATTGGCAGAGTGTAAATACGTTGTTTATACTTTAGGAGAAGATTTTACCAAAGATGAATTTTATTCTGAATTTGGTGAAGGGTCTACATTCCCTCAAGTCATCTGTAACGATAAAAAAATAGGAGGGTGCATTGACACAATTCAATTTCTCAAAGAACAACAAATCATCTAATTATTCTATAAATAATAATAACACTCCAGTAACTAATCGGGGTATTGAATTTATTCTTAATGGAGGTAAAAGAAAGCAAACTCAACCGTTCCACATCATTTTTGAAAAGATAGTTTGCTTTCTAAATCGGGAAGTAACTATCTACTTTGAATTTTCCTTTAAATCAAGGAAGAAAAGAGTAGTTTCCCCAAGGTAAAAGAAATGTTAGCAGTTAGTTTAGTATTTGGTTCCTTTCTAACAATATTATTTCTTATAGTGGGAGTAATGTTTGGTTGGGTGGCGAGAGAATATATGATGAACTATCGGGAAATTCCAAGACCTCACCCCGAAATGTTTGATAATCAAGGAAATTTAATTCCAGATGAGGTAATTGCATTTAATTTTGAGAACTACCATGACTACGACGACACAGAAGAAGACGACGAAACCTAAAACAATATCAAAATCAACTACAACAAGTGTTGAATTACCTTCAAATCCTTTTGTATTTGAAATTTTTAATTTAGTTTCAAAACAAAGAAGTAATGATAAAAAAATTGAAGTACTTCAAAAATATAAGCATCCTTGCTTAATAACACTTTTTGTTTGGAACTTTGATGAAACTGTTATTTCTATGCTTCCAGAAGGAGAAGTTCCTTATGCAAGTGTTGGGGAACAGAATTCATTCAGTGGAACAATAAGTGAAAAAATAAATGATGCGGTTTACAAGATGTCTGAGATGGGATCTAATTCTTTAGGTTCTCAAGATCAAGGAAAATCATCTATTCGTAAAGAATACTCTAAATTTTATAATTTTGTTAAAGGTGGAAATGATGGACTAAGTTCTATTCGTAGAGAAACAATGTTCATTAATATGCTACAAGGACTTCATCCTCTTGAAGCAGAAATTCTTTGTCTTGTAAAAGATAAAAAACTTCAAACAAAGTATAAAATTACTAAGGAAATTGTCTCTGGGGCATATCCTGATATTCAATGGGGAGGTCGTTCATGAGTAAACTTGGTGATGTAATTGAGAAAGCACAAGATACAGAAAAGCATATGGATTCATGGACACCGGTAGAAAAAGAAACTTGTAAGACACGTTATGGATGTGAGATTCTGATTCAAGATGGGTCTTATGCACAGGTATGTACTAAGGATGCTCCAAATGATGCTTATATTATCAAGTATATGATTGATAATAAAATCTGTTTTGATCTTACAAGAGGTACAAGAACTCGCTTATTTGATATGTATTGGGATAAGTTTCGTGAGAATTTAAAGAGTATTGACTTTGGATATGGAAGAGTCAATCCAAAACTCTGGGGCTATAAGTCACCCGAAAAGAAAAAGCGGAAATAGTTTCACGGATGCTGGGAAAAAATCCCGGCAATTTTTTTGCCCATTAAGATTTTACAAAATTGTAACATTTTATACAACTAATTATTGCTAAATATCCCGAAAGGAGGTATAATTCCTCTATCGTTCATCTGGAAAACCAGACGGAAGTAAGCCGACTCGGAACGGGATCGTTCATTCGCTATTTGCAAATAGCGAACGCAAAAGCCGACTGAAGGAACGCTCTTTAACCTAAAAAACTAAGGAGAAAACCTAATGGCTAAAGTAGTATATCGTGGCATTGAATATGATACTCAGAAGCGCCTTGAGTATCAACAGCAAATGATGCAACAACCCCAACAATACAACGAAACTTATCGTGGTGTTAAGTTTACTAAGGAGGGTCATAAGTGATGAAGAAACTCAACGTACTTCAACTCATCAAAGAGCAGAAGCAGAAAGAGAATCGTCGTCATCAAGCACTGCTTGTAAACGCAGGAGCAAAGTGATGCTAGTAATCGCACAAATTACAGTTGCGTCTGCTACCTTTATTACTTTACTTTCATTGTATATTCAGTGGTTGTCTAAGTAATCAAAAATTCTGGGGGGATTGATTCCCCCCTTTTTTTATGCTAAAATTCTGAGAGAGAATGGTATCTTATGGACAAAGAAAAACTAAAACTCATCGTCCGTAATCTTGAACTGTTGGTTGATTCTCTGAAAGCGGAAGTATATTCTGATGTTTCTGCTTACAAACATATAGAACCAGATGTGAGAAAAAGACCACTTTTAGATTACGACGAAATATTTGAGGATTCTGATTTAGATGACTGAAACATCAAGGGCAAAACAACTTGTAAAACTTCTTGAAAGACTGATCAAGCAGGATCATCTCTATAATGATGACAAAATTCAAGAAATGAAAGCACAACTTCGTGCTGTAAAAGAACAAATCAAAGAGTTAGAAGCACAAACATCAAAAGGATTTGGAAAGAAATGAGTGTAAAACTAATTAGTGTAACTCCTGATGCTGAGCAAACAATGGCATACGTTGCTAGAGTCTCTAATCCTAGCAACCAAGATAATGAAAACTATGCGGGGTTACTGCGTTATTGCATTAAGCATAATCATTGGTCTGTTTTTGAGCAGGCATTTATGACATTGGAAATTGAAACGAATCGTGGTATCGCGGCTCAGATTTTACGTCACCGTTCGTTTACATATCAAGAATTTTCACAACGGTATGCAGATTCTTCTTTGTTAGCAGATTATATTCCTGTTCCAGATCTTCGTCGCCAGGATACAAAGAATCGTCAAAACTCAATTGATGACATTGCAGAATATGAGAAATTGACTCTACAGAGTAAAATTCAGGAGCATTTTGCACACTCTATGCGCCTCTACAAGGAACTTCTTTCTCACGGAGTGGCAAAGGAGTGTGCAAGGTTTGTATTGCCCTTGGCAACGCCCACACGCATCTATATGAGTGGCTCTTGCAGGTCATGGATACATTATATCAATCTCCGTTCGGCAAATGGAACTCAGAAAGAGCATATGGATATTGCTTTAGAATGTAAGAGAGTATTTTCCGAACAATTCCCAACCGTAGCAGAAGCACTGGAGTGGGTCTAAATATTTTTATCTTGAATTCGTAACTTTATGCCCGTATATCCTGTAGTCAATACCAAAACTGGTGAACAGAAAGAAGTGGAAATGAGTATCCACGACTGGGACCAGTGGAAAACTGATAATCCTGAATGGATTCGTGACTGGTCAGATCCATCAACTTGCCCTTCTCCCGGAGAAGTTGGTGATTGGAGAAACAAACTTGTTAGTAAGAATCCCGGATGGAATGAAGTTTTAGATCGTGCAAGCAAAGCACCAAAGTCAACTGTAAAAAAAATCTAATATGGCAAGAAGAAAAAGAGCAGAGCAACCAATAGGGGTTGGTCTTACTACTCGTCAAATGAAGCGCAAAAAACCACTGAGTTCTGAATATCTTGTAGATATTGAACCTCTTACAGACAATCAAAGAAAGTTATTTGATGCTTATAAAGAGCAAAAGCACTTGGTTGCTTATGGATGCGCTGGAACAGGTAAGACTTTTATTACACTTTATAATGCCATTCAAGATGTTTTAAACGAAAGAAGTCCATACGAAAGAGTCTATATCGTTCGCTCTTTAGTTGCTACTCGTGAAATTGGATTCTTGCCTGGAAGTCACGATGATAAGGCAGATATTTACCAAATTCCATATAAAAATATGGTGAAGTATATGTTTCAGATGCCTTCTGATGCTGACTTTGAGATGCTTTATGGAAATCTAAAAGCACAAGAAACAATCAAGTTTTGGTCTACTTCATTCCTTCGTGGTACAACTCTCGATAATGCTATTATTATTGTTGACGAGTTTCAGAATCTAAATTTCCACGAATTAGATTCTATCATCACCCGTGTTGGTGAAAATACTAAGATTATGTTTTGTGGTGATGCTACTCAGTCTGATTTACAAAAGACAAATGAAAGGAACGGTATTGTAGACTTTATGGGAGTCTTGCGTAAAATGCCTTCATTTGATATAATTGAATTTGGTGTAGAAGATATTGTTCGTTCTGGACTTGTTAAAGAATATATTCTTGCAAAAATGGAAGGGGGATTTTAAAAAATGAAGACTTTTATCCAGATTGGAACTAACGATGGAAATGATGAATTTAATTCAATTGTTAAAGTTGAAAATCCAGACTTAATTATTCTTGTAGAACCAAACTCTGAACTCAACAATGATATCAAAAAAAATTATTCCGAATTTATTGATAAAGTTTTCATAGAAAATGTTGCAATCAACACAAAATCTGGTCCATGTGAAGTTGTTTTATCTAAAAAGTATTTTCCTGAGTTGAATGATTATATGTACACAAATCATACTCTCTATACCTTATTGCCAATGGATTCTTGGGGAGATGATTTTGTTTCTTTAAAAATTGATGGAATTACTTTTAATGAATTATGTGAAAAATACTCAATTACAGAAATTGATTTTCTACAAATAGATACAGAAGGATTTGATAGTCAGATTATTCTTTCTATAGATTTTGATAAAATTAAGATAAAAAAATTAAAATATGAAATTTGGGGATTTACTCCAGATTGTTATTCTAGATATGGTGAAAAATCAAAAGATTATGGAACTAATGGTATGAAAAATGTAGAGGAAAAACTTATTTCTTTGGGTTATAAATTAACTCAATGCACTACAGATATAGAAGCAGTTCTTGTAAATTAAATGTTTAATCATATTGATGTGAATCTCCCACAACTTGAACGGGAGACTATTGATGGTGTAAGATACTATAAAGTTCCTGATAATGATGAATTAATCAAACTTGTTTCTATTACTTCTGTCACCAGTCATAAAAATCGTCACATATTTATTAATTGGCGAAAACGTGTTGGTGAAGAAGAAGCAGATAAGATTACTAGACAATCAACCAGTCGAGGGACGGATATGCACCTTTTGGTTGAGCATCATCTAAAAAATGAGACTCTTCCAGAAGTCCAACCTTTGTCCGATTTCTTATTTAAGATTTCTAAGTCAACTCTCAATCGTATAAATAATATTTACGCTCTTGAAGGGTCACTTTACAGTAAGCAACTAGGCATTGCTGGCACTGTTGACTGTATTGCAGAGTTTGATGGTGAATTGTCAATCATAGACTTTAAGACTTCTAAAAAACCAAAACCACGAGAGTGGATCGAACACTATTTCGTTCAGTGTATGGCATATGGTTGTATGCTTTACGAACTGACTGGTATTCCAGTTAAAAAACTTGTAATCATTATGGCTTGCGAAAATGGAGAATGCGTCGTCTATGAAGAAAGAGACAAAACAAAATACATCAAACTCCTCACCGAATACATTAGAGAGTTTGTTAGAGATAAATTGGAATCATATGGAAAAAAATAAAGAATTAGAAAAAGCAATAGAAAATAAGTTTCTTACACCTTCTAAGTTTGCTCTAGAAATAGAGCACATTGTGGCAAGTGAAAATCTCAATTATATAGACGCAATATGTCATTTTTGTGAAATTAATAATCTTGAAGTAGACTCAGTAACGAAACTTATTTCAAAACCTCTTAAGGAAAGACTAAAATGGGATGCCATTCGTCTTAACTTTATGAAGAAAACTTCACGCGCAAAACTGCCTCTATGATTGTGACTCCTTTTGAAACTTATCAACATTATTTGTCACTTAAAAATCATTTCACAAACCCAAAATACGACTTCTTTAAATACGGTGTGAAGACCCGTGCCAGTATTACTTCGTTCAATAAACGGCGCGATAAATACTGGTTCGAAAAGACTTCACGCAAGTATGGCAATAAAGAAGTCGTAAATTTTCTTGTATCAAACTTTGTATCTGCAGACAACCCACAAAACTTATGGATTGGAGAAATTATAAATTCTGGAGAAAGAACATACGCAGAATGGATGCGGAGACAGCAGAGTTTGACTTACTTATTCAAAGAGCAAAGCAACGAATTGCTCTCGGAGAACAAATTAGAGGATGTTTTCAATTGTTCCAAAGGACATCCAATCATCCTCAAAAAGTTTCTAAGCGGGCAATTGTCGCTAGAAACCTTAGTCATCTACGACAAAATATTTGGTTTCTCAAAAACTTTTGATAAGAAACTTGACGATCCTGTGTGGGAAACCGTAAGTTTGAAGATTAAAAAATACACCCCATTCATAAATACTGACATATTCCAGTTCAAACGCATTTTACGGGACATTCTAAATGAGTAACTTTTTTGACTCTGATATTATTCAAGACGAACTGAAAGAAATCAATCAGTTACAAGAAAGCATTTATGGAAGCATTCTGACTTTCGGTATGATGGACCGTGAAACCAAACTGGAGCATATTGAAAAACTTGAAACCTTGCTAGAAAAGCAAAGAGTGATGTATACTAGATTGTCTCTTTCCGACGACCCTAAGGCGGTTGAGATGAAAGAGACACTAAAAAAATCAGTTATCCTGATGGGATTTCCTCCAGAAACTGATATGCAAGTCTTATTCAGTAGTATGACCAAGACTATCCAATCCCTCAAGAAATATGTTGACAGTTGAGGGAATCACTGTTATACTATCCGAGTAATCCAACAAATCCAATTTATCCGAGGTATCCAAATGGGTTTTTCCGACCTTAAAAAACAATCTAAACTTGGTTCTCTCACCGCAAAACTGGTGAAAGAAGTAGAAAAAATGAATACTGGTGGGTCAGGTTCTTCTGACGACCGTGTGTGGAAACTGGACTGTGATAAGAGCGGCAATGGTTATGCCGTAATCCGTTTCCTGCCTGCCCCTGATGGTGAAGATATTCCTTTTGTGAAGGTTTATAGCCATGCATTTCAAGGCCCTGGTGGTTGGTTGATTGACACCTGCCTAACGACTACGAATCAGAAGTGTCCTGTTTGTGAGCACAACTCTTCTCTGTGGAACAATGGAACTGATGCTGGTAAAGAAGTTGCTCGTAAGCAGAAGCGTAAACTGACTTATGTTTCCAACATCTATGTGGTGAAGGATCCTGCCAATCCTGAGAATGAAGGTAAGGTCTTCCTCTTCAAGTACGGTAAGAAAATCTTCGACAAACTCACCGAAGCAATGCAACCCGAGTTTGAAGATGAGCAAGCAATCGATCCGTTTGATTTTTGGCAAGGTGCTAACTTCAAACTGAAGGCAAAGAATGTTGCTGGTTATCGTAACTATGATTCCAGTGAGTTTGCTCCTCAGGGCGCTCTCCTTGACGATGATGATGCTCTGGAAGCAATCTGGAAGAAGCAGTATTCTCTTGCTGATTTTGTTTCTCCCGATCAATTCAAGACTTATGAAGAACTGAAAGCACGACTTCATTCTGTCCTTGGATCTAAAGCATCTGTTCGCCTTGATGAAGAAGAAGGTGAAGAGGAAGAATACACTCGTGGGTCTTCCCGTGAGTTGACTGATGACCTTCGTGAGGAAATTAGCAATCTGAAACCAACCCGTCGTGCTGCTGCGGTTGAGGAAGATGAGGACGATGATGCACTTTCCTACTTCGCTCGCCTTGCTGAAGACTGATTAAATTAGAATAACTAAAAGAGGAAAAATATTTTTCCTCTTTTTTAATCTCTTATATTAAAAATGAGTATAGATTATAAAAATTGCATCAGTGCAAGTAAACAATATTTGCACAAAAATATAACAATGATTGATGTTGGATGTAACATTAATCCAATTGTTGAAATGAATAATGCAGAGTGGATTGAAGGATGGAATGATGATTTTACCTTTTTATTTTTAGAATCATTTCCAGAGTCTAAATGCATTGGTATAGAACCATTACATTGGCAAAGATATGAAAATAGATGGTGTAATGATTCTAGAGTTAATCTTTTAAAAATAGGATTATCTGATGAAGACACGATTGAAAGTATGTTTTTTCCAGGTGAAAGGCATGTTCTTTCCAGTTTCTATATCACAAATGATTTTAAAAATGATGACATTAAAGTAGAAAAAGTTCAGTGTAAAAAATTAGATTCTATTTTTATTGATTTAAACTTAGATAAAATTGATTACTTAAAAATTGATACTGAAGGGTCAGAATACAAGATACTTTGTGGAGCACAAAATCTCTTAATGCAGAAAAAAATAACTTTTATTCAATTTGAATATGGATTGTCAAAATTTAATAATAAAATACCCTCTGTAAAAAAAATTTCCGATTTATTAGAAAAATTTGATTATAAAGAAATCTTAACTTCTGGTAGAGAAAAATTATGGAAAGTAAATGACTAATTTATGAAGTCTGATTACTATATTGATAAGATTTCTAAAAAACAAGCAGAAGAACTCTTACTTGAATATCATTATTTGAAAGATTTATCAAAAGGATTTAAGTCTGGATATAATTACGGATTGTTTCAGGGAAATGAGTTCTCACCTCTAAATATTGGTGGACTAAAAGGGGTTTGTATCTTTACAGGACTGCCTGTTCCAGAAATTGCAAAAGGCGCTTTTGGACTTGAACGAAATGAACAACAAGGACTCTTTGAACTCTCACGACTCTGCATTCATCCACAAACTCAACAGAGCGAGTATAATATCACTTCTTGGTTTGTTTCAAAAGCGATTAGACAGTTACGAAAAGATACTGAAGTTAAGGCAATCATTTCTTACGCTGATAGTGATTTTCATTCTGGTACAATCTATCGGGCTTGTAATTTTAAGTATGCAGGTCTCACGGATCCAAAAAAAGATTTCTACTATTCAGATGGAACTAAGCACTCTCGTGGAAAAGTAAAAGGTGCTGAGGGAGAATGGAAAGAACGCTCCCGCAAGCACCGTTATGTGATGGTTTTTGATAAGAATTTGAAACTCTTATGGTAAGGTATTATAAGTATTTTCTGTTTTAATTGTTGTATCATCAATATATTGTGATGATAAGTCATAGAATAATTCTCTCTTCATATCTTTTATTACTTCACTTAAATATTCTGGTTTTAGAATATAGATTAATCTTTTATCATTATTTTTCTTAGATTCATATTCATAATTAGTAACTGGTATTATTGGATTTGCAATAGTAGAAACATTATGTCTATCAAAAGTTAAAATTTGATCTTTAGTAACACTTTGTGTAATTGGTGATTCTAATTCAATACTTTGAAGATTAACTTGTGTAATTTTTATCTTATTATTTCCATCAAAATAGAAGTCACCGACAATAATATTTGATTTATTTGTTAAAACATAAATTGTATTAGAAGCAATGTTTGAATTCCTTGTTGCTGTTGCAGTATGTATTTTTAATGAAGTATTATTGGTATAAAGTGCCCCAAAAGAATCATAATATGAAATTTTAAAATTAGAATTTACGATTTTTCCTGATGGTAAAATAAGTCTACCTTGATCATCTTTTATTTCAATAGTTTCATAATGGTGTATACCGTCCATATCATCATAAATTCTTTGACAATATTCATATAAATCTTTATTTGATAAAGGCCATTGATCTCTTATATTTGTGATTCCGGAAGTTGTTACTACAACCCAATCATATTCTATACTACCATAAACTTCAAGTGCCACTAATTCTGGTCTTTGCCCATCTTTAATTTCATACGAATTAAATATGGTAAGAATATTTTGAAGATCATCTCTAATTTTACATCTTCTAAAAATATTTTTTACAAGTATATAATCTTGAGATGATTGTTTATCAGATAAAAATGATTCGTATTGTATATTTGGTAGTTGTCTAAAGTATCTCATTAGTATCCAACTCCTTCGATTCGTTCGTAATCTTCATTCCAAATTGGAGTTAATTCTTGAAATTGCATGGACATAATCATATGCACTGGTGTAGAATCATTATAAGTTGAATATGGACCTGCACCCGTATAATTTATACTCATATTTGTAAGTGCCGAAGTTTTGAATTTATTTAAAAATCTGTGTTCTCTAGGGCCTGTCATATAAGTTACTTGAAAAACATCTGGAGCTTTTACAAAAAACGCACCTTGAGTTAAACCTGCACCTTTTTTAGGTGCCATTGACTGTTTAAGTGATTTAATAATTAATTTAATTTGTTCTCCTTCCGATTGTGTTCTTGGTACTAAATCAAAAGTCATCATATATGGTGTTCTTATGTTTACACCTTGGAATAATAATTCTACATTTGGATTTACTACAGAACCAGTTGCCCTTGAAAGTAATTGACCAAATTCAGCATCTTGTCCAGTGAGAGCACCAACCGCTAATTTTGAAAATAATGTTGAAGTTGCCTGTTGTCCAGTTCCGGTTGTGAATGTATTAATTGCACCTTCAAATAATTTTTTGCCAGCTTCTGCAGTTCCTGTTATAAGATCTCCACTTTCTACTGCCGCTTTTCCTGCACTTATTCCTGCTGCCAAAGCGGCATTTAATTGTTGTTCTGACCAGTTTGTAGCATTGGAGTCTGCAACTCCTTGAGGCATGGGTAAAAGTATGATTTGTTTTACATTTCCACCAGAACCAGTAGCAAGAGAACCAAATCCACCACCAGATGTTAATCCACCTGCTTTATAAGATAAAATTTTGATCATGATATAATCATCATTTTTTCCTATTGCTGTATTTGGAAATCTGAGTATAGGAGGCATTTTTTTTAACTATTTATTTTTAAGTTTGACGAAAATATGCATAAGGAATAGAACGAAGAGTATTGAATTCACTCATAGATACTTCATAAAATGGAGTTGCAACTTCTTTAAATGTATACTGTCTCATTTTACCCCAATGATAATTAAATCCAAAGAAACCATAATCCATTGGTTCTGATGCCATAATCAATGGGTATTGGTCGTAAATAATATTAGGAGTTTTAGCATAATATATGTAGGTATAATATTTACCACCAGAAGGATAAGTTCTTTCAGTATCTTGCAATTTTTCTATAATCATATTCATCAATTCTGAAGGACTTTCAATACCAATTAAGTCTCTCTTGATTGATGTAATTCTATTATCTGTTTTTTCTCCGCCTTTCTTTCCACCAGACCTTAATTTTGGATTTGCTCTCTGATAATCTGCATCATATTTAATAATGTAAATAAGTTGAGTTTTGTTTAGACGACTATAATTTGTACTAGTTGCACCAGTTTTAGTATATTGGTGAGGGATATAATACTTGGTTGCAATTTCTTTTAGTTCACTTAATGAATAGTCTTCAAGTTTTGGTTTTTCGTAACCTGTAAGTGCCATTATTTGATACCCAAATCTTCTTCGGTGAGAATTTTAAACTTCCATCGACGATCTTCACAAAATTCTTCAGCGACTTTCCATTTTGCTTGATTTCTTGCCCATTCAGTAACTTCAAAAATATATCCTTTCGTTTTTCTTTTTTGAACTTTTGGTTCTATTGTTTGTTTTTTTGGTTTGATTTCTATAATATACTTTTGAATTGAACCATTATTTTCTTTTACCTTAATATAAAAGTCTGGAAAGTATCTGTGGATTTTTCCATCTATAGGTGATCTATATGGGAGGGCAATTTCTTCACTTCCCCACTCCAAAATATTTTCATTCAGATCACAATAAGACATAAAACGCCTTTCCCACAATGAACGATAAATGATATTTGTGGGATCACCTTTATATTTTTGGGGATATGATGGTTGGTATTTTCCCTTGTATGACATCTAAATACTTATAATAAAAGATCAATTATAGGTATTTAGAGTGCCTTTTCCAAGAAGCATATCAAGTGTAAAATCTTTATTTGGTAATGTAGCACAAACTTCACATTATGAGGTCAAATTTGGTGGACTACCAAGTCCTTTAACATCATTTTTATTGTCTAAAGGAATTACTCCATTCTTTACTGGTGGAGATTTTGGGTTATTATGCTTTTCTGCATCTCTACCAACATCTTCATTTGCAATAACCGAATCTTCTCCCTATATAGGTCTTAGAGAAAAAACAGCACATACTAGATTATATGGAAATATAACTTTAGAATTTTATGTTGATAGTGATTACAAATCATTAAAATTATTGGAACATTGGATGGATTATATTTCCAGTGGATCTGGACAAAATCCAACAAATAATGATTATTTTATTAGAATGCAATATCCAAGTACATATAAATCAGATCAAACAAAAATAATAAAATTTGATAGAGATTATAGAGTAGAATTTGAATATACTTTTAGGGGATTATTTCCAGTTTCTATTTCATCAATACCTGTGGCATACTCAGCTTCAGATGTTTTAAAAGTTGCTGTAACGTTTGAATATGATCGTTATATTGCAGGAAAAACTGCAAGTTTGGATATATTTTCAAATATAGCATTTAATAATGATAGGACTAGAACACCACCAAGAGTTCCTATGTCTCCTGGGCAGGCGGGTGCTGGAGGAGTAGTTTTTAGACCCATTAATTTAACTCCAACTGAAGCTATTGTTACGGGAGAATTATATACATCTTTAACTGGTGGACAAAAAGTTAGATAATATATTTCACAATATCTACTAAATATTTTGATTAAATAATTAAAGTTGTTAAGTCGTTATGCCATTACCATCAATATCTACTCCAACATATGAGTTGGAAATTCCTTCATTAAAAAAGACAATAAAATATAGACCATTTCTTGTAAAGGAAGAAAAGATTTTAATTATTGCAATGGAAAGTGAAGATCCAAAGCAAATTGCAGAATCTGTAAAAGAAGTAATTAGTAATTGTATACTTACAAAAAATATTAAAGTTGAAAATTTATCTACTTTTGATATTGAGTATATATTTTTAAATATTAGAGGAAAATCAGTTGGGGAAGTTGCAGAAGTATTGATTACTTGTCCAGATGATGGAGTAACTCAAGTTCCTGTTAGTATTAATTTAGATGACATTAAAGTTAAAATTAATGAGGAACATTCTAGAGATATTAAATTGGATGACAATTTAACTTTAAGAATGCGCTATCCTTCTATACAAGAATTTATCAAGAATAATTTTATAAGAACTGATAATATTGGTGTAGATGATACTTTTAATATTATTTGTTCTTGCATAGAACAAATTTACAGTGAAGAAGAATCTTGGTCTACATCAGATTGTACAAAAAAAGAACTTACTAACTTTTTAGAACAATTAAGTTCTAAACAATTTAAAGAAATTGAAAAGTTTTTTGAAACTATGCCAAAATTGAGTCACACTATTGTCGTAAAAAATCCAAATACTAATGTCGAAAGTAGTATAGTTTTGGAGGGATTAACCTCTTTTTTCGCATAGCGATGGCGCATGAAAATCTTGCGTCTTACTATAAAATAAATTTTGCTTTAATTCAACATCATAAATATAGCTTGACAGAGTTAGAAAATATGATGCCTTGGGAAAGAGAAGTTTATATATCATTGTTGCATCAGTACATTGAAGAAGAAAACTTAAAAAACAATTCAAATAATGGCTGAGCAGGTTACTCCACTTATCGGTTCTCCTCTATCCCAAGAATCTAGGCAGATAATTGCAAGAAGCACCTCTGTGTCTGGACAGACAGTTAGAGGTGCTAATTTATTAACACCATTGCCACCAACTGAAGCAGAGATTAAAAATCTTCAAGTTTCTCAAAAAAATCAAGAATCTTTAGTTGAAATAAGAGGCGGATTATTTGGTGTTCAACAAGACATTAATAAGTTAAATACTGGATTAATTAATATTGCCACTCTTTTACAGCAAGATGCTGTAAATGAAGAAAGACTATTACGTTCTCAGCAAGACAGAGAAAGAAGATATGCTGAAGAGCAAGTAAGAATTGGTAGAGAAGGTGATATAGAAAGAAAAATAGACAATGCAATAGTTCAACCAGTTCAAAGAATTGCACCAAAAGTTAAAGATATTTTTGGAAACGTTCTTTCATCTTTAGGGTGGTTATTTGGTGGTTGGTTAACTAATCAAGTTATTGAATATATTAAATCTGAAGGTGAAGAAAATAATGAAAGAATGCAAGAAATTAAAAATAATATTATAAAAAATCTTAGTATTGCTGGTGGTGTTTTATTAGCAGTTAAAATAGGTATAGGAGCATTAAAAACTACGCTATTAGGTATTACCAAGTCTTTAGGATCATTGATAGGAAAAGCAGTTACTGCGCCTTTTTCAGGATTAAAAAATACTTTGCAAGGTATTTTACCTGGCGGAAATAAACCAAGTGGAGCACCTTCTGGAACAAAACCAGGATCTTCACCAAAACCTGGAGGGGGAATTTTATCAGGATTAAAAAATTTAGGAGGAGGTCTTAAAAATACTGCTGGTAATTTTATTAAAGGTATGGGATTTCCATTATTAACTGGATCTTTAGTGACTGGAATTGATATTAAATCAGGAGAAGATCCTGGAAGAGCAGTTGCTGGAACAGTTGGTGGAATGGTAACATCTGGGGCAGCATTTGCAGTTGGATCTTTACTTCCAATTCCTGGGAGCGGTCTTATCAGTGGTGCTCTTGGTTATCAACCAGGTGTAGACTTTACAAAAGGAATATATGATAAATTCTTTGGATCACCTAATACTAATACCAATACCAATACTAATACCAATACTAATACTCAACCAAATCCAACAACCCCATCTCCAGAAGCATTAAAACCATCAGAACCAATAACACCAACAGAAAATTTAATGGGTCAAAAACAACAAAATCCTGTTCAATCGGATAATAATTTATTACCAATTCAAAATCAATTGATCTCTGAAATGAAATCTGTTATGCCTTCCGATACTTTAGTTGGACAAACCGCCGAACCTATTAAATCAAATTTAAACAATTTAGAATCAAAAATAAATTTCCCAGATTATTCTAATATATTTAATTTACAAGTTGATCAAAGTTCCCAACAAATTTTAAATTCTGTTAGTCAAACAAGTCAACTTCCATTATTGGACGTTAAAAATGTTTTTGGTAATCAAGAAAATACAAATCAATCTAGTATAAACGAAAATTTATTTTTACCAAATCAAACTCAAGAAAGTCAAAACACTATCAATTCTATACCGGTAAGAAATTTTAATGTTGGAGAACTTCCAGAACCCAAACCAAATATTGTTTATGCTTCAACAAGTTCTTCTTCAGATTCCAATTCTTACAAAACAAGTTCTTCTGGACCAGTAGGATCTTCCTCTGTATTGGCAGATGTTCCTGTAATATTGCCAAATAATCCAGATAATTTTCATATAATGTTAGCATATTCAATCTATAATGTAACTCTCTAATATGGCAGATCTACTGAAAGAAACGACATCTAGTATTAATACAATATCTCAATCAATAAGTTCTACAAGAAGTTCGTTATCATCTTTAAGTAGTTCTGTAAATAGAATATCTCTAATAATTTCAAATAAAACAAAAGTAAGAACTGACCTGATTCTTAAAAATGTTCAGATAGAAAATAGAAGACGAGAAGCGGCAAAGAGAAAAGAATTAGAAGATCAAATTGAAGCTTCAAAAGTATCTACAAATATTAGATCTGGTTTAAATGTTGCTTCTTCAACTGGAAAAGGTCCATTAGGAAGAATATTATCTTTTCTTGGTTATTTGGGTGCTGGATGGATTTTAGAGAATCTTCCAACATGGATTGCAATGGGTAAAGAATTCATTGCAAGAATGAGAAAAGCAGGAGAACTTATATATTCTATTCCACAAACAATGTGGAGAATACTTCAAAATTTTGGAACATTACTTAGTTCAGTTAAACAAAATATTATAAATTTAGATTTTGGAGATTCATCGGGTGAAGTAAGAGATTCTTTCAAAGAATTGACAAATAGTATGCAACTTCTTGGTGAACAAATATATGGTGGATTTGCATCCTTATTGCAACCAAGTGGTGAAGTTGAAATACCTTCTACCGCAGAACAGCAACCTGATAGTCAAACACCATCTGCACCATCTGCACCACCTAGTAGTGGTGCAGATCCAACTGATCTTAAAGGTGGTGCTAGTTTATTAGTACAAAAAGGATTTCCACCTAAGGGTGCCGCATATTTGGCTGGAAATATACAACAAGAATCTGGATGGAAAGCAAAAAGAAAACCTTGGGTTTTGGGAGATGGTGCTGGAACTAATAAAGGTTTAATAAGTTGGAATAGAGGGAGAATTGCAGCAGCAGAAAAATTTTTGGGAAAACCATTAGAAACCGCAAGTGCTTCCGAACAAATAGATTGGATAAAGAAAGAAATGTCCAATCCATATTATAATAGTGGTTCTGATGGGGTTTTGAAAGTTTTTATGAACCCAAATGCAACTGATGATCAACTTAAAGCAGCTTCTTATCGCTATATTGTTTGGGGAGATCTTGGTGGAAGATGGAATTATTCTCAAATTGCCTATGATCATTTGAAAAAACAGGGATCTCAACCATCAAAACCAACCGTAACTCCTCAAACACCAACAGTACCACCCCCACCTAAACCTCAAACTGGTAATAAAAATGGATATTTAACAACTGCAGATTTAATGAAAGTTAAACCTTTATCATATCCTGCAGATTATCAAGATTGGTATGGCAACAATGCTATGTTAAATCCAAGTGCAGGTAAAGCATTTCTTGCAGCACAGAAAGAATATGGAAAAGATATTCCTATCAATAGCGCATATAGAAGTTACGAGCACCAAAAACGTGTCAGTGGGTCTGTAAAAGCACCTCCAGGATATTCTAAACATGGATTGGGTTTAGCAATTGATTTGGAACCAAATACCCCATATTATAATTGGATGCGACAAAATGGACCAAAATTTGGATGGTATTATTCAAATATACCTGGAGATCCATTTCATTTTGAATATAAAGGACAAGTACAATCATCACCAACAACAGCAAAACCACAGAGTATTGCAACCACACCATTAGTTGGTCAAAACGCAACAGAAACTTATACTGCAAACCAACCAACAGAACAACCTTATGTACCAACTGCTCAAGAATTAGAAGTTCAAAAATCTTTTAATCAAGAATTGCAAAGTATTATACAAGGTACATCATCAACAGATCAACCACAAATTTCTTCTATGCCTACTGGACAATTTGGTGGAATAGAAAAAACAATAGTTCCCGAAAGAAAAGGGCAAGAAATACTCTTTATCGATGATAGATCTCGCAGTTCTAGTTCTACATCTAAATCAATACCTGGAAGAGGATCATCTAATATTAAATCTGCAGTAGCAGATCAACAAGGATCTATGTTAAATATGTATATGAAAAGAAAATTACTTTTAGATCTCAACTACGTATAGAGTTTAAAATAAATGGATTATGCTGCAGTAAGAAAATCTGTATACGATGTATTAAAATTAGAGAAAAATGATTTAAGGACAAAGGTAATTGGACTTGAATATTATGAAGATCTGTTTTCTCCAATTATTACTATGAAAATAAAAATTGTTAACAGTGGAGACCCTATTCTTCCATTATCTGGAGGTGAAAGATTGGCATTAAAAATTTTAAAAAATACGTCAACAAATATAGATCTCGATTTTTCTATAAGTCCAAATGATTACTTTCACGTCATGTCAGTTACAGATATTGTGACAGATGCTGGAAGAGAAAGTTTTACTCTACATTTAGCACAAAAAGAGTCCATAGGTAACGAATTATCAAGAGTTGTTAAAAAATACCCAAAAGAAGTACCAATTTATGTAACTGTAAGAAAAATACTTACAGATGTTTTAAAAACTACTAAAATTCATAAAATAGATAAAACTTCCAATCAATATGGTTTTATTGGAAATATGAGAAAACCATTTACAGTTTTGCATTGGTTAGCAACTAAATCTGTTCCAGTAGAATCTGGTGACGCAACAGCAGGATTTTTATTTTATCAAACAAAAGAAGGATTTCAATTTAGATCTATTGATGCTTTAATAAAGGAAGAATCAAAAGCGGAATATACTTATAGTCAAGGAAATGAATCATATACAAAAGATAATAAAAAAATAAACAATGATTTTAAAATTTTAAATTATTTTACTAAAAAAGATCAAAACATAATAGAAAAATTGAGATTGGGAACTTATGCAAGTTTCAGGATGTTTTTTAATCCATTAACTTTCAAGTTTACAACTCCAGAAAAAGGTTTGTTTAATCAATCTGATTATGATAAGTTGGGTGTAAAAGCTCCAAAAATAAAACCAGATCCATTACCATTAACAAAGACACCTTTTGAACCTTTGAAAGTTGTTCAAATAGGTGGCCAAAGTGTTGCTAAAGGTATTTACACGAGAGGTGGAAATCCTGAAATAGATCTTGCCAAAATACCAAGTCGTCAAATAGTGCAGATATTAGACATTGGAACTTTAGAAAAAGACGTATCGACAGATAAAAATGCAGATCCAATGAAATATCAATCTCAATCGTTAATGAGATATAATGTTTTATTTACTAGAGAACTTTTTATTATAGTTCCATTGAATAGCAATTTGTCTGCTGGGAATGTTATTACTTGCAATTTTCCAAAAGAATCTAAACTTAGTGGACTATATATCATAAGAGAACTATGTCATCATTATGATAGTGAAAATTCTTATACCTCAATGAATTTAACTAAACGAGATCAAAAACCAGAAAAATGATAGAAGAATCTCTTTACAAAACGGCTTTTTTAGGTAGAGATGGTTTTAGGTGGTGGATAGGACAAATTCCACCAATAGAATCACAAAAAGGTCAAGCGAATGGTGCTGGTTGGGGAAATAGAGTTAAGGTTAGAATTTTAGGATATCATCCATATAGCACTGCAGAATTAAAAAATGATGATCTTCCTTGGGCACAAATATTAATGTCCCCAAATTCTGGAAGTGGAGCATCAAATTATGCAGTAAATCATAAATTAAGGCCTGGAGATACCGTATTTGGATTTTTCTTAGATGGAGATAATGGACAATTACCTGTAATTACTGGAATATTTGGTAGAACTGATCAAGTTCCTAGTTCTACTTTTAAATCTCCATTTGTACCTTATACTGGATATACAGAAAGAATTCCTCCACCAAATAAGACTTTATATCCATCAGAAGCAATAGAGGATAAAAAAAATGCTCAAAAATCACCTAGAGATGTTCCTCCTGAAGTTGCACAAGAATTAAATTCTGAAAGTAAATTTAAAGATGAATTGTATTATTTTTCAGGTGTTGGTAAAAAGATAGTAGTTGGTAATTCTAGTACAGATACTTTAGCAAAAGGAATTGGTGCAGAAATTGAAAATGTTTTACAAAAAGTTAATGATGTAACTAATAAAGTTACAAATGTTACTGCAGAAATTAGTAGAACTGTTGATAAAGTTGTTGGAATTGCAAATGGATTTGTATCGCAGGGAATATATTCATTATACTCTAAATTAGTTCCTCTTCTTCAACAAGGTTTAGATTTATTATATAAAGGTGTTTATGCTGCGGTTCTTTCTGCAACACAAAATCCAGCTATTGCTCATGTTGCTGGTGTTGCTGCACAAACTGCAATGACTATACCCGTAAAAATACTTGAAAATCAAATACCAAAAATTTTTGGTAAAGTTGTCAATAGATTATTTGATACAGTAACTGGTATGGTTACAGATGTTGTAAAACATTCAAAATATTCGAAAAAGTGTGTTATTGATCAATTTGTTGGATCATTATTGAATGATATAATTAGTAAAATTGAAAGTTTTATTTCAGGTCCCTTAGAAGGTGTGAGTAAAATATTGTCTGCTGCATTTTCTGTGGGTGATTTTTTGCGTAGTGGTGTAAGTGCATTAAGATCTATTAATGGATTATTTAATGCTTTTCAACATAAAAATAAATCAGTTGGAAACTCTGAGGAATGGGTAATTGGTGTTGGAATTGTTGATGGTGGTGATGATAAATCTAAATTTGAAAATATTTTATCATCTATGAATGATGTAGTTGGTAATGCGGGTGAATTTGTTAATAGTGCAGGTCGAGTAATTAATGATGTTAAAGGTAGTTATTCTAATACAAAAGAGGAGTGGGATATATTTTCATCAAATACTAAAAATAGAAAATCGAAAAGAAAAACTAAATGTTTTTCTAAAATAAAACAAACATGCTCTGTACCAAAAGTAAAAATATTTGGTGGATCTGGAAAAGGTGCAAAGGCTAAAGTAATTATGGGATCATTTAATAAAAAATCAACAGGTACAACTGGAAGTATAGTTGGTATTAAAGTTACTAAAAAAGGAAAAAGGTACAAATATCCACCATTTGTTGAAATATCTGATGAATGTGGACAGGGTTATGGTGCAATCGCCAGGGCTCTAATAAATGAAAATGGTGAAATAAGTAATATTTACATTGTTTCTGAGGGAGAAAATTATCCAGTTCCAAATACAAATATTAATATTAATGAAGAAATTGCTGAAACAGATCCATCAGAATTACCAAAGTATGTAAAAGAAGTTATTATTTTAGAACCTGGTTATGATTACGAACCTAATGATACTGTAACTGATAATTATGGGAATACTTATAAAATTGGTGTTGATGATGATGGATCCATTGTAAAAGTTTATCCAATATCAGATCCAATAAAAAATGATACTACATTACCTGATGATATTTGGATAGATCAAATAACAAATATTTCACCACCAGGTACTATACAAGATGATACTGCAATATCTGAAAAGATTAAATCTAAATTACTAAATAAGTATATTATAGTTGAAGATTTGCCAATAATCACTATTCAGTCTGAAACAGGTTCTGGTGCTGTTCTTAAACCAATTTTAGATAGATTGCCAATAGAAGAAATTCAAAAACTAGAGTCCCAAATAAATGGTTCAAAATACGTAAAGGATTGTATAGAATAAAATGTCAAGAAAAGAGAATTGGGAAAAAAGAGATATCTGGAGTCTTGGTCCTAAATTTCGAATTGATACAAATAATCCACAAATGGGTTCCATGGGAACCAATGTTTATTCTCTTTACGCTGTAACTGATGAAAAAAATGTTAATCTTTGTGGATTTACAGAATCAGGAAATTATAGAATTTGGAATGATAGAACAATAGAAATTATTGGTGGAAATAAAGATTCCACTGATGGTGTAGACATTGTAATGTCTGGATTAAATGGAGATATTACAATTACAGCATGTAGAAATGGTACAGTTAGAATAAAAGGTAAAAATGTAGTAATAGAAGCCGATGAAGATATTGATCTAAAAGCAGGAAGAAATATAAATGTTAATGGAAAAGCAAGAGTATTGTTAAAAGGTAATCAATGTGAAGCTGATGGATTATTGGGAAATTTAATCCCTGATAGTTTTGGTGCTCTTTCATTTGCAAAGAGTTTTGTTGGTGGTGATATTTTGAGTTCTACATTTTTAGGTGGTATTCCAGATGTAATTGGAACTTCGTTGGATTTAGCAATTGGAGCAAAGGATGCATTATCTGGTGGTCCTGGATCTCTTATACAGGGTGCAGCAAATCTTGCCACTAGTGCATTAGGATCAAATAATCCAATTAGCAATCTTGCAGAACCTGTTTTACACACAATGCAATCTGCTAAAGACTTAAAAGATTCTATAGAATCAATTGAAGGAAATAAATTTTCTTTTGAATTGGAATGAAATTAAGATATGGCAGACATTACAGTAACTGGTAACGAATCTTATTTTAATGAAAAAGCTACCTTTTGGAAAGGTTTAAAAATATATGGAAACATTGAAATTGGTGATGATGTTGAAGGTAGTGGTGGATTTGGCAGACAAGGTATTCAAGGTATTCAAGGTCCACTAAGTAATTTCCAAGGCACTCAAGGTGTTCAAGGAGTTCAAAGTGTTCAATCTACTCAAGGTGTTCAATCTACTCAAGGTGTTCAAGGAGTTCAAGGTGTTCAAGGTGTTCAAGGAGTTCAATCTAATCAAGGTGTTCAAGGACCATTAAGTAATTTTCAAGGAACTCAAGGTGTTCAAGGTGTCCAATCTACTCAAGGTGTTCAAGGAGTTCAAGGAACTCAAGGTGTTCAAGGAACTCAAGGTGTTCAAGGTGTTCAAAGTGTTCAAGGTGCTCAAGGTCGTCAAGGAACTTTAAGTAATTTCCAAGGTACTCAAGGTCGTCAAAGCACTCAAGGTGTTCAAGGGCCTTTAAGTAATTTTCAAGGTGTTCAAGGTGTTCAAGGTCGTCAAAGTGCTCAAGGTGTTCAAGGTCTTCAAGGTCGTCAAAGCACTCAAGGTGTTCAAGGACCATTAAGTAATTTTCAAGGAACTCAAGGTCGTCAAGGTACTCAAGGTCTTCAAGGTAATTATGGTCAACGTATTGGAATTCCTTATGAATTTTCTACCACAACATCTGGAGATCCTGGAAATGGAGGTATACTATACAATAATGCAACCATAAGTTCTGTTGATTTTATTAATATTGATATCTTAGATCTTTTAGGTAATAATCAAACTTCTTGGTATGAAACTTGGGATGATACTATTACTACAATTAGAGGTTACTTATACATTATATCGGGTGATAGTGTTGATTCAACTGTCAATGTCTTTGAAGTAACTGGAGAAGTGATACCTGTGGGATCACCACTCGAATATTATAGAATTCCAGTACAACACGTATCTGGTTCTTTACCTTCTAATAATGAAAGATTAGTTATAGAATTTTCAAAAACTGGTCTTCAGGGTGCATTAAGTAATTTTCAAGGAACTCAAGGCCTTCAAGGTCTTCAAGGAAGATCCGTTCAGGGTGTTCAAGGTCTTCAAGGACTTCAAGGTGTATTAAGTAATTTCCAAGGTACTCAAGGTACTCAATCTGCCCAAGGTCGTCAAGGTACTCAAGCTGCCCAAGGATCATTAAGTAATTTTCAAGGCACTCAAGGTCGTCAAGGTACTCAAGGTCCTCAAGCTCCTCAAGGAACTCAGGGTGTTCAAGGAACTCAGGGTGTTCAAGGTGTTCAAAGTGTTCAAGGTGCTCAAGGTCTTCAAGGTCGCCAAGGAACTCAGAGTGCTCAAGGAACTCAAGGTCTTCAGAGTGTTCAAGGCGCTCAAGGCACTCAAGGTACTCAAGGTACTCAAGGTTCCCAACACACGCAAGGTGTTCAAGGTACTCAGGGTCGTCAAGGTGTTCAGGGATCATTAAGTAATTTCCAAGGCACTCAAGGTACTCAAGGAGTTCAGGGTGTCCAATCTACTCAAGGTGTTCAATCTACTCAAGGTGTTCAAGGAGTTCAAGGAGTTCAAGGTACTCAAGGAGTTCAAGGTCTTCAAGGTATTCAAGGATCAAGTAGAATTGCTGTTGAACCTTATGAACAAAATAAACTTACATATCCCCTATATTCTGATATACCATCTGGTTTAATATCAACAGCTTTTACAACTCCAAACAAATTAGTTTTTAATCCTTCGTCAGGAAGTTTGGGAATTGGAACAAGTGCAATTACAAATACTCTAACTGTAGTTGGTACTGCAACTGCGACAAATTATTATGGAAACGGCGATACTTTAGTTGGTATTGTAACTCAATTAGTTCCTGGAATTGGTATAAATTTATCATCAACCCAAAGTTCTGGAAAAGGTCTTGTTAATATTGATTCATATTTTCCGATTGGTAAGACAATATTTGTAACTCAAAATGGTAATGATGATAATACTGGATTGACAGAAAATGATTCAAAAAGAACTATTAAAGCGGCAGCTGCAGCGGCATTTTCTGGAGATACCATAAAAGTATATCCTGGTGTTTATGTTGAAGAAAATCCAATTTATCTCTCCAAACGAGTTGCAGTTGAAGGTACAGAACTCAGAAACTGTATGGTTACACCAAAATATCCCAATAGAGATTTATTTTATGTGAATAACAGTTGTCACATCACAGATCTAAGTTTCATTGGTCCAGATATGACTGATGGTGCTGCAGTTGTTGCTTTACAACCTCTTGAAGGTGTATCTTCGGATAGATTTTTTGATGCTGCAAGAATGATTAGATATAATCTTGATTTTATTGCAGGAGAGACAGTTGGATACTTAACAAGCATTGATTATAAAGGCGGAACTTTTTCAATGGGAATTGGAACAGTTCAAAATTGTGCGGAAGATGTTAAATCAATTTTTAAAGCAGTTATTCATGATATTACAAGAGGTGGAAACTCTAAATGTGTCGGTGCTGGTAAATCTTATTACAGTTCAAGTGGAGCACTTCAACACATAGTCGGAGTAAAAACTGAAACAATTGATGCACTCCATTATGCTGCAGGAATTGCAAAATCTTGTATTAATAATATTTCATGGAATGGAAATTATCAATCGAAATATACACAAATTAAAGATCTTTCAATGCAAATAGATTCTGCAACAGGATCTAATAAAGACATTAATTCTTGTGCAAATGTAGTATCGGCAATTTATTCTTGTGTTGGAGTTGTTACAACAATTTTAGATCAAGGATTAACAATTCTTGGAGTTGGAATTAATACAACGTATCCTGGAAATGCAGGAATAGGTTTTAGTTCCATCATTGGAATTACAAGTGCAATATATGATAATGAATCGGGAGAAACTACAATACTTGCTCCAAATTTACCAGTTAAAGTCGGAGATATTGTAGAAATAAGAGATTTATCATTCAGTTGTAACTCTGGAGGTTCTATTGGAACTCAAAGATATCCATCCGGAATATATGGATATGAATTTGATGTTGTTAAAATTAATTCTAATGGTTCTTTTGTTCTTAATACTGGAGTTTCTACAATTAAACATGATTATGTTGGTGGAGGATTTGTAGTAAATCGTGCAATTGGAATTACATCTGCATTATACAGTCATACGACAGGAATTACTACAATTACTGCACCTGGAGCTTTAGTAAAAGTTGGTGATTTTGTAAAACTTCATGATTTAGAATTCTCCTGTTCCAGTGGAGCAGCAACAACTACATTATATCCAACTGGCAATCTTGGATATGAATTTAAAGTTATAGAAGTTATTGGAACTGGAACCACTTTTGTTGTAAACACTGGAACTTCTACAATTCCTCACAATTATGTAAGTGGTGGTGTAGCATATCCTCCATATTCTCCTGGAGTAGGTCCAATTACACAAGGTCCTTATGTAAGAAACTGCACTAATTTTATTCCTAAAAGTATTGGAATGAAAGTCGATGGATTTGAAGCAGAACCTGGTGATCAAGATGATATTGGTGTAACTGGAACAATGAGTGTTGATTCTTATACTCAATATAATCAAGGTGGCATTGGAGTTTCAATTAGTAATGGTGCTTACGCTCAATTAGTTTCAATATTTACAATTTGTAATGATGTTGGAATTTTTGCACAATCTGGTGGTCAATGTGATATAACAAACTCAAATTGTTCTTTTGGTAATTATGGATTAGTTGCTAATGGTGTGGGAGATTATGAAACAAAATCAATTTACAGATACACTGGAGAAGTTGTTCAAACTACTGAAGAAGATGACACATCTGTAATAATATCTGGTGTTGGAAATAATAGACCATATGATGGACAAGCAATATATTTTGGGGAATTATATTATGAAGTTAAATCTATTAATGTACTTAATGGAGGAAGTGGATATAATCCAGATTCTCCCCCCACAATAGATATTAGTGATCCAGAGGGACCAAATGGAATTACTGCAGAAGCTATAGCGACTGTAGATCAATCTGGAAAAATAACCTCAATTGATTTGATTAGTAATGGTAATCAGTATTTAAATCCACCAACTGTAACAATTGAAGGTTCTGGTGGAGCATCTGTAGAAGTGGTTATGTATCCACTATATTATAATATTGAAAGTGCGACATTACCAGTTTCTGGAATATCAACTGTTGTTTTAACACAAACTTTAAATAATATAATTGGTGCCGGAACAACTGTTTATTTTTCTAGATTGAGTTTAGAAATAGCAACATCTATTTCTTTAGAATGGGTTGGATCTGGAACTGATATTAATACAGCTAAACCAGCATTAGGTGGTGTAACTATTCAAGCAAATGAAGTTGATATGAGAAATGGTGGACAAGTTGTTTATACTAGTACCAATCAATCAGGAAACTTCCAAATTGGTGAGGGTGTGGTTGTTAATCAACTTACCGGTACAATTAGTGGTCAAGCGTTCAGTCAAAGTTTGTTAAATACAGTAGCACCTTTAATCATTGCATTAAGTAGATAAAACATGGCAGCAGTTGCACTTAATAAGTTTAGAACAATTCGTGTAGGACTCACTACATCTAATGTAGGAATATATACATGTCCTATAGGTGTTGCTTCTATTGTTATTTTATCACAAGTTACAAATATATCATCTGGTATTGCTTTAAGCACATATACTGCTACGGCATATCATTCAAGAACAAAAGAATCTCCGAATATAGATTATAAATTTGCAAATGCGGTTCCAGTACCACCAAATGATAGTTATAATTTAGTTTCTGATGGTAGATTAGTTTTAGAGACCGGTGATGTTATTAAAGTTGAAAGTAATGCAAATAATGTTTTATCTTTAATCATAAGTGTTTTAGAAACTGCAAAGTCGTAATTAAAATATTATGTCAAGATATACTTCTGGGAGAGTAAAAAGATTTCCTCAAACTGGAATTACTTCAGATAGATATGAATTCTTAGGTTTAGAGCAAGCAGAACCTGATCTAGGAGATCCGATAATAGGTGTATCTTCAGTTGGTGTAAATACTTATCCATTTGGTGATCAATATTGTTTAATTGCTGTTGAAGGCAATGTTGGAAAAAGATATTGGATAAGAGCTTCAGAGTTAGATGTAAAAACAGGAAATCAAGGTGTTCAAGGAACTCAGGGTCTTCAAGGAGATCAAGGAGCACAAGGTCTTCAGGGTCGTCAAGGTGCTTTAAGTAATTTTCAAGGAACGCAAGGAACACAAGGTCTTCAAGGAACACAAGGTACTCAAGGTCTTCAAGGTCGTCAAGGTACTCAAGGAACTTTAAGTAATTTCCAAGGTACTCAAGGTGTTCAAGGTGTTCAAGGTCTTCAAGGGCCTTTAAGTAATTTCCAAGGAACTCAGGGTCGTCAAGGTACTCAAAGTGCTCAAGGTGTTCAAGGCACTCAGGGAAGATCAAATCAGGGTGTTCAAGGACTCCAAGGTGTATTAAGTAATTTTCAAGGAACTCAGGGTCGTCAAGGTATTCAAGGTAATTATGGTAATCGCGGTGGAATTCCTTATAAGTTTTCTACTACAACATCTGGAGATCCTGGAAATGGAACTATACTATACAATAGTTCAACCATAAGTTCTGTTAATTTTCTTAATATCGATCTCTTAGACTTTTTAGGTAATAATCAAACTTCTTGGTATGAAACTTGGGATGATACTATTACTACAATTAGAGGTTACTTATACATTGCATCAGGTGATAGTGCCGATTCAACTATTAATGTCTTTGAAGTAACTGGAGAAGTGATACCTGTGGGATCACCACTCGAATATTATAGAATTCCGGTACAATATGTGTCAGGTTCTTTACCTTCCAATAATGAAAGATTAGTTATACAATTTTCAAAAACTGGTCTTCAGGGTGCATTAAGTAATTTTCAAGGAACTCAAGGTGCCCAAGGTCTTCAAGGTCTTCAAGGAAGATCAAATCAAGGAAATCAAGGTATTCAGGGACCATTAAGTAATTTTCAAGGTACTCAAGGTATTCAAGGTAGTCAAAGCACTCAAGGTGTTCAAGGAGGATTTAGACAAGGAACCCAAGGAACATTAAGTAATTTCCAAGGTACTCAAGGTCGTCAAGGTCTTCAGGGTCGTCAAGGTCTTCAGGGTCGTCAAGGTACTCAATCTGCTCAAGGTATTCAAGGTGTTCAAAGTGTTCAAGGAACTCAAGGAAGTACTATTCAAGGCACTCAAGGAATTCAATCTACTCAAGGTTCTTTAAGTAATTTTCAAGGAACTCAAGGTCATCAAGGTACTCAAGGTCTTCAAGGTCGTCAAAGTACTCAAGGAACTCAAGGAAGCACTACTCAAGGTACTCAAGGTGTTCAAGGACCTCAAAGTGCTCAAAGTGCCCAAGGTCTTCAGGGTCGTCAAGGTCGTCAAGGAACATTGAGTAATTATCAGGGTACTCAAGGTGTTCAAGGTATTCAAAGTCTTCAAGGTCTTCAAGGTATATCTGGCGAATATGCTGGTCAAGGTACTCAAGGTACTCAAGGTATTCAAAATGCTCAAGGTACTCAAGGTATTCAAGGTATAGGAGGTCAAGGTACTCAAGGAGTTCAAGGTATAGGAGATCAAGGAGTTCAAGGTACTCAAGGAATTCAAGGTCTTCAAGGTATATCTGGTGAATATGCTGGTCAAGGTACTCAAGGTACTCAAGGTACTCAAGGTGTCGAAGGACTTCAAGGATCAAATAGTCTTATTATAACTGATGATCCAAGTGAAGCGGATGAAACAAGATATGTCGGACTTTTATCATCTACTTCAGGTACAACTGATAAGATACTCATTTATTCAAATAAATTAACTTTTAATCCGTCAACTGGTATACTATCCGCAGTTGATTTCTTCTCTTCTTCTGATGAAAACTTAAAATATAATATAAAGGAACTTGAAAATTCTATTGAAAAAGTATTACAATTAAAGGCTGTAAGTTTTAATTGGAAAGGAAATAATAATCCATCAATTGGTGTAATTGCACAAAATCTTGAAAAAGTATTACCAGAATTAGTTTCTAGTGCAGATGGTAAAAAGACTGTCAACTATAGTGGACTGATTGCATTATTGATTTCTTGTATACAAGAATTGAATAGTAAAATAGAAAAAATGGAGGGGTCTTGACAATGGGTTGCTTGGGTGCTATACTGGGAAAGTAATCGACAAAAACAGATGACCAACAAAACTGAAGAAGTTCTTGTTAAATGTGTAGTTGATACCCTATCAAGGAAATTTTACCTGTATTCTAATGAAGGGTCAACTAGGGAAGTTTTTTGTGAGACAGTAGATGAATTTATGAATGTTCTTGAAGTAGTTCGTTCTCGTCTTCATGAAGATGTAATAGTTTATTCAAATCCTTTTTAAAGATGGAGATCTTTACAGTTAAAGAATTTCAAGAAAATTTTGATGAACTTATCAAAAGGGTTGAAAATGGAGAAAGAATAGGAATTATTGATGAAAATGGACGATCATCAATTATGATTCCAATTAATGATGATCTTATGCAGATGGATGTAGATTTAAAAAACAAAACATCTTGACAAATTATTCCAAATCACATAAAACTGATTTGGATTTTATGGTTCTGTCGCCTATTGGTTAAGGCCGACACCTTATAAGTATCTGAACGGAGTTCAATTCTCCGCAGAACCACTATTAAAGTAAAAATAAATATAAAATATTATACAGATACTAATGTCTTATCGTATAGATCAAGCGTATTGCTGGTATAATAATGGCACCATGATTGTGAAAATGTATTTCATCAATCATATACCCTTTACTTTTGATGAATTACCAGATGGACATTTATATGATTTAGATCTTTGTAGAGAAGCGGATAAAAATCGTACATTTGATCCAGAAGATTTATATAAAAATTCATTTTATCTTATTGACGAAGAAGCACATCCAATGCTATTTCCTATGGAGTTAGAAAATCCAGAGGATATGCCAGATGATGCTGAATATTTCTACGATGGTGAAGTTTAACATAATAAATAAACCATAGAAGTAATAATTGGTGCGGAAAATTGCCATTAAATAAATTAGATAACTTTATAAAAAATACAGAAGGTCGTATTCTGTATGTAAATCCAAGTGATCTAGATTCTACAGATTCAATTACGAATGAAGGTAATTCACTTGCTCAACCCTTTAAAACTGTTCAAAGGGCATTATTAGAAGCAGCAAGATTTTCTTATATAAGAGGAAATAACAACGATTTAACTGAAAAAACTACAATCTTGTTATTTCCTGGAGAACATATAATTGATAATAGACCAGGATTTGCAATTTATAATAATAATGGTGTTGCCTATGCAGTTCCAGAAGTTGGGGGTGTAGGTAATCCAGCTCAAAATGGAGGAGAGACTGGAGGATTATCTTTAGAATTAGATTCTAATTTTGATATAACTCAAAAAAATAATATTCTCTATAGATTTAATAGTGTAAATGGTGGTGTTGTAGTTCCTAGAGGAACTTCAATTGTTGGATTGGATTTAAGAAAAACTAAAGTAAGACCAAAATATGTTCCAAATCCAACAGATCCTAATGTTCCAAATTCATCAATATTTAAAATTACTGGTGCTTGTTATTTTTGGCAATTTTCACTTTTCGATGGTGATGATACAGGATTAGTATATACAAATCCAAGAGATTTTAGTTCGCAGTTTAGTTCTCAACCAAGATTTAGTCATCATAAATTGACTTGTTTTGAATACTGTGATGGTGTAAATTATGTTAATGAAGATGCTTTTGGTGAACTTACTGATCTTGATATGTATTATAGTAAAGTAAGTAATGCTTATAATTCATATCGTGAAATTGAAAATTTATCTAAATTTCCACAATCATCATTATCATTTGCAAAAAGAGCACCAGAATGGGAAATTGTTGGATCATTTCAACCAGATCCTATTAATATTTCAAAAGTTTTTTCGGGAAATGGTAGTACACCATCAAATAGAGTTACTGTAACCACTAATTTACCACATGGATTAAATTCTGGTACTCCTATTAAAATTCAAGACGTTAGAGAATCTGATTATAATATTTCTACTTTTGTTCAAGATATTTTAAGTGATACAGAATTTACTTATTTACTCCCCACATTTAGACCAAATTTAAATCCAACTCCTCAATTAGATAATGCAACTGTAACAATTGAAACAGATACTGTTTCTGGAGCTTCACCTTATATTTTTAATATCTCTTTACGTTCTGTATGGGGTATGAATGGAATGCACGCTGATGGAAGTAAAGCTTCTGGATTTCGTTCAATGGTTGTTGCACAATTCACTGCAGTATCCTTACAAAAAGATGACCGTGCATTTGTAAAATATAATCCAACAACTAGAACATATGATTCTGTAAGTTATACACCTGTTTATGGATCGGCATTGACTTCAGGTTCATCTCAGACTAATTCTGAGAAAGTATATCATTTAGACCAGGATGCTATCTATAGACCTGGATGGGAAACAAGTCATATTAAAATTTCAAACGACTCTTTTATTCAAATTGTTTCTGTTTTTGCTATTGGTTTTACGTATCATTTTGATGTAAACTCTGGAGGAGATGCATCAATTACAAACTCAAACTCTAATTTTGGACAAATCGCTTTAAAATCATCTGGTTATAAGAAAGAAGCATTTGATAAAGATGATCATGGTTATGTAACTTCAATTGTTGCACCAAAAGATATTGATACCTCAATTGTTGATGATATTGAATGGTTATCATTAGATGTGGTAAAAACTAGAACCATAGCAAATTCACAAAGACTTTACTTATATGGATTTGTAGTAGAAAGTTCCACTCCTATTTCTGTTACTCAAGGTTATAAAATTGGTGCAAAAGAAAATGATAAACTTTATATTCCTTTTGCACCTAAAGGAATTGATTATTCTGCAGATATTTACATGACTGGTAAAGATGACCAGTTATCTAGACATCAAAAACAATATTTAGTTTCTGGAATTGTTGACACTAGTGCAACAACAGGAGCTGCTAAATTTAGAATTGGAGAACATAATTTAGAAACTGGAGAAAAAATAATTGTTCAAAGTAAAAAAGGAGATCTTCCAGAAAATTTAACAGAACACGTTGTTTATTATGCAATTACTAATGATGTTGATACTTCTTTAAATCAACAACAAATTAGAATTGCTGCATCTTATACATATGCATTTCTAAAAGAAGCAGTTCAAAGTTATGGTGGAGATCCAAATAACGATATTATAATTACAAGTAGAGTATCCGATAAAGAAGCTGGAGATATTGGATCACCAATTCAATGGGATAGTGCGAATAAGCAGTGGTATATTAATGTAGGAGCAAATAATGAAATATATACATCATTTTTAGATCCTCCTACAGGTGAGGGATATAGTGAGACTGATGAAACAAAATATTCAGAATCTACAGATTTAGCTTTTGTAAAAAGAATTGCTGATGAAAGAGGATTGGATGAAAAAATTTATAAATTAAGAGTTGTCATACCGAAAGAATCTTTTAATGCTAAAACTCCTGATATTGGATTTGTAATTCAAGACTCAAGTTTTACTGGAGAAACAGAGGATGGAGATATTCTTCCCACATTAAAGAGCACTTTATCTTTAAATGAACCAAGATATAGAAGAAATCAAAGGTTTATTGCTAACTGTAGTATAGTTAATAATTTAATAACTGTTACCACAGAATCTCAACATAAATTAAAAGTTAACGATATTGTCATTATTCGTGATGTCAAAGATGATATTGAAACTGCAACTGGTGAATTCAATCTTGGTTACAATGGTTCCTTTATTGTTAATGAAGTTATTAATGATTTAGAATTTACATATTCTAATACAGATATTGCTGGTATTATACACAATCCAGGAAACTTTACAAATAATACTAGTTTAAGAACAGTAAGTGAGTTACCAAGAGTAGAGAAAAATGATAATAGATCCAACTTATATATTTACAGGAATGATGTAATTTCGGAATATAATTTTGGTGTTAGTGATGGAATATATCATCTTTATGTTTTAAATGCAAATAATTCAAATTCCCTTACCTTCTCAGATTATAAGTATACTCAAAGTCCTGTAGATTTATATCCACAATTAGATCGGGATAATATTGATTCTAATCCAAAAGCATCTAGAACATTTGCAAAAAGAGCTCCAGTTGGAGATGTTGTAACTAATGATCTTAAAAAGAGTATTAGCAGAGAATCTATTGATATTTTTTGTAAAGATTTTGGTTTAGGATTAGAAATTGAATCTGTTTCTACAACACAACAACCTACCGCAACAATAAACTTTAATAAAAACCATGGATTTGGTTCAGTAGTTGATGGTACATTGGTTGCTGGAACTGGTGGAAGAATTAATGGAACATATTATAATGTTAAATTATTTAATGATTCTAATCAAACTGTATGGAATGGTGCCACTGCAAAAGTAGTAGTTTCGGGTGGTAGTATAACTTCTTATGAATTCATGTCCAGGGGATCTGGATATGCAGGTGGAGATACTTTATATTTTGATATTGACAATATTGGAGGATCAGCAAACGCTTATATACAATTATCAACAGTCGGAATAACTACTAATATAGGAGATGTTCTTCAAATTACTGGAGATGGATTTACTAATGATGGTTATTATAGAATTACATCAGTTAATGATAAAAATACTGTAACAGTAGCAAGACATAGTGGAGATCCTGCAATTTCTGCTGGACAATATGCCTTTAATTGTGGTCGATCAGTTAGAGTACAATCTACTTCATTTACAGAAACTGAAACTATAATTGATGGTGAAACTCAAATAACAGTCGGATTAGTATCATTTACAACATATACAGAACATGGATTGAATGTAGGAAATAAATTTAGAGTTACTAGTTCATCCAATCAAAATTTAGGTGATTATGTTGTTAAAGATATTTTATCACCAACTTTCTTTAATGCAAGTTCACAAACAGATTTACCAGCATCTGCAGTAAATGGATACATTTTAAAACACGGATTATCTTCCAATCAAGGAATATCTGATGTAAGATCTGAAAGTTATTCTGCAAGAACCGTTCCTTTTTATGCAGGTGAATCATTTAAACTTTTATCCACAGTTAATGCTGGATCAGAGACAACTTTATCGATCGAATGTTTAACTGGAATATCAACATCTAAAAGATTGCAAGTCGGAGACTATTTGCAAGTTAATGATGAAATTATGAGAGTTAGATCAACTCCTTCAGATACTTCAGTTCAGGTTCATCGTGGATACATGGGAACTCGTCAAGGTACTCATGCTACTAATAGTATTATTAAAAAAATTAATGTAATTCCTTTAGAATTTAGAAGACCATCTATTCTTCGTGCATCTGGTCATACATTTGAATATTTGGGTTATGGACCAGGAAATTATTCTACTGCTCTTCCACAAGTACAACTTAAAACTCTTTCTGATAGAGAGGATTTCTTAGTACAAGCACAAGAAAGATCTGCTGGTGCTGTAATTTATACTGGAATGAACAGTAAGGGAGATGTTTTTAATGGAAATACCAAAGTATCTGCTTCTAGTGGACAAACTATTTCATATGATATTCCTAAACCCACAATTACAGGACAAGATCCATCAAAATTAAGTGTAGTTTTTGACGAAGTAACTGTAAGAGAAAGGATTTTAGTTGAGGGTGGTACATCTGGATATGTACTCTCACAATTTGATGGCCCTGTTACATTAACAAAATCACTAAGGGTTAAAGGAAAAACTACATTAAATGGACAACTTAGAATTACTAATAATAATGAAAATTTTGGAAATGATAATAGTGGAGCATTAATTGTTAGAGGTGGTGTTGGAATTGGTAAAAATGTTTATATTCGTGGAAGATTAGAAGTTGCAAATGTTATTAGAACAAATACTGGTATCGTTCCAGATGAAGATTTTGGTGCTTACATTGGCACACCAGGAGTTGCATATACCAGTGCATATATTGGAAATATAGAAATTTCTCCTATTGGTTTAGGAAATTCAAACACAATTAAAACAAGAAGTGGTGGTCTTACAATTGATGCCACTAATGGTAACCTAACTCAAACTGCATCAGGAGCAGTTAGTATTACCGCTAGTGGTGGTAATCTAACTCAAACTGCATCAGGAGCAGTCAGTGTAACCGCTAGTGGTGGTAACCTAACTCAAACTGCAAGTTCGACAATAACACAAACTGCAAGTTCGGCAATTAACCAAACCGCAACAACAGGAAAAGTTACTATAGTTGCTTCTGCAAATGATGTTGAGGTGAATGCAGGAACTGGAAAATCAATTTCACTTAAAAAGACTACTTATGTCACAGGAAATCTAGATGTTAAGGCATTTGATAGCGTTCCTCCAGGTACAAACAGTGGAACAGTAAGTGCAAATTATATTGATTCTCCAAATATAACTCCAATTGGTGGTATTGTTCTTTGGTCTGGAGATAGTAATGCTCTTCCAACAATATCAATTGGTGGCAATACGGTAAATATGTGGACAGTTTGCGATGGAAAAGAAATCAGTAGAACTGCGTATAGTACTTTATTTGGAATTATAGGAACCAGATATGGTAGTGGTAATGGATCTTCAACATTTAATTTACCAGATTTAAGAAATAGATTTATAGTCGGATCTAATTCGGATAGTGGAAGTAATATTGAAGTAACTGGAACAAATAGAAGTGGTGGGCAAAAAGATTTAGAATTAGTTACTCATGATCATAGTCCTTTTAGTTTAGCAGGTGGACATGATCATAGTCCATATGCTGTTCTTAATGTTGATGCTCCTCATACACATCCACATGGACATCCGGATGATATTTCCGCCGATGTTCAACCTGCAAATACAAATCACTCTCATCCATTTTCTACTGGTAGTAATGGAAGTCATAGTCATGCTAATATAGAAGAAGTGGGATTCGACAATAAAGGAAATAGTAACTCATATAGATTTACTGCAAATGATGGAGCGTCTTGGCCTTATTCTGATCCAGACAAAGAAACAGATACTTCTCTAGTAAGGCAAATGTCAGCGGGATCTGACCACGTTCACACTGGGACTACTAATACTGTTAGTCCCAATCATGTCCATGATCATCCAGTTTCAATGAGCGGAAGTGTTAAAGGTGTAACTGCAGGAGGAAGTGCTCCTCATAATCATCCAATGACTCTTTCTCCAGTTTCTGATCATATCCACCCAATAAGTTCTGCAGGAACTACAGATGGAACAAATAAGAACCTTCCCCCATATTATGCTCTATATTATATTATGAGAATACTTTAACTAAATAATTAAAAAGTCTGTATAAGATGGCAAATATTAAAAAGTCATTTAATTTTAGAAATGGTATTCAGGTTGATGATGATAATTTTATTGTAAATTCAAATGGATTAGTTGGAATTGGGTCAACAATTCCAACCGAATCTTTAGATGTTCTTGGAAATATAAAATTAAGTGGTACATTATATGCCAAAGAAATTTTAGGAAACATAGTAAATACATCTGCAGATGGAACAGGTGCTTTTGTTAGAGTAAATATTGGGATAACTTCTATCAAATCTGGGATAATTTCTGCCACATCTGGAATTGTAACTTATTATGGTGATGGATCAAAACTTCAAGGATTACCAACCTCTCAATGGGTGGATATTAATCCAGATATAAATGGGTATGAAAGCATTTATGCTCAGGGTAGTGTTGGTATTGCAACAACTAATCCATTATATACATTTCAAGTAGGTGGAACAACTAATATAAATTCTTTTGGGAATGGAGTTGGTATTGCAAGTGAAGGAGATATTATAGCAACAAGAGATGTTACAATAGGTAGAAATTTAAGTGTAACTGGAATTGCTACAATTAGTACTCGTTTAATTGTAAGTGGTATTACATCTATTCTCTCCAATTTAACTGTAAGTGGAATTACAACATCATATTCATTTTCTGGATTTGGTACAAATATAAATGGTATCAATGCATCTAATATAAGTAATGGAATATTACATAATGACAGAATACCCACAAATATAAGTAAACCTTCTGGAATTGCAACTTTTAATTTATTTTATGGTAATTTGGTTGGAATTGCAACCACTGCAAGAGGATTAACTACAAACGCAAATATTGATATTATTTCGATCACTAGTGATTATTCAGATATTGGTATATCAACAGCGTCTATTTTTAATGCAAGTACATTAATTGGAATTGGTACAAATAATACAAATTCAGATTTACACATAAGAAGAATTGGATCTGATGCAGAATTGCAAGTAACTTCAGATTCAAATACTTCAAAAATTATAATAGGTAAAGATGTTACATTAACTAATAATAATACTATTATACAATTTAACGATACTTCAATATCTGCACATCCACAGAGTGGTCAAAATTCTTTTGATATTATAAATTATGCTCCAGGAAATTTCAATAGTTTTATTCGTCCTGGATTAATTCCGAATTTAAAATTTAATTGGATTAATCATTCTACTAATGCCATTTTAATGTCATTAACACCTGATGGAAATCTTGGATTAGGAAAAACAAATCCAAGTCAAACTTTTGAAGTTGTTGGAACTTCAACAATTACTTCAAATTCATTTGTTGGTGGAAATTTCAGTGTATCAGGTAGTGTAACTAGTGGTTCTTTAAATATTACTGGATCTACAACTTTAAAATCAGCAACAATTAATGGTTCAGTTGGTGTTTTTGCAAATTCACCTAATTATACTTTACAAATTGGAAGTAGTTTAAATGCACTTGGAACTAGTGGAATAGGAGTTGGTATTAGTTCAAGTGGTAATATTGTGGCAAGTGGTATTATAACTGCGTCTAAGTTTGTTGGTATTGGATCTGATATAACTTCAATTAATCCTACAAATATATCTTCTGGAACTATTTCTAATATTAATATAAACTCATCGTCCGGTGTCATAACTACAGGTATTTTAAATGCTACTACAATATCTGGAAGTGGATCTAATATAACTTCAATTAATCCTACAAATATATCTTCTGGAACTATTTCTAATATTAATATAAACTCATTAT